ACATGGAATGAACTTGTTGGTCAACTATATGAAATCAATCCAGATGAGTTATCTGATGTGCGGGAATTACCTTTTGGAAAAATGCTGCTAAATAGTTAATACTAGTATACAAAGGTCGATATGGGATTTGGAAATTTAGGTGTAAAAGGAGCTGTTGAAATGTCAAACAGACTTCAGGCGGAGGAGACTGCAAAGAAAGCAAGAGCAGATGCAATAGAGAGACAAAGAATATTTAAGCAAGAACAAAAAGATAAGAAAGCAAGATTAGAAGCTGAAGAAGAAATAAAGAAAAAACGTCAACAACGAACAAATGAACGAAAGTTTAAATCATTGAGGTACCCTGTTGCAAGGATTGAAAGTGACAGTGATTATCTAGAGGTAAAATTTTTAGAGTATTCAGCACCAGGTTTTGAAAAGAGTGGAACTGGACAGGCACTTAGACTACAAACAAGTTCAGAGTCATTAAAAAATAATGAAAAAATTCTTGGAATGGTATATTTACCAATTCCTGAATCAATCACTGACTCTAACGGTGTAACATGGGGTGAAGATAGATTAAATGGAATTGCTGCTACTGGTTTGGGAATCGCAAAAGATGTTATAACATCAGAATCAGTAAACAAAGCATTGGGGAGTGGATTTAGTAGAAGTAGTGTTGCACTGAAGCAATTACTAGGTGATAAAGGAACTCCAAATGCATTAAATAGTGTGTTCGCATCTGCTGCAGTCAATGCTTTAGGTGGTAGCACCAGTCCAACTGGTATTTTAGCAAGACAATCTGGTGCAATATTAAACCCAAATATGGAATTACTATTTGGTAGTGTTCAATTAAGAACCTTTAGTTTTAATTATGACTTTTCTCCCAGAGATGAAAATGAAAGTATTGTGGTCAGAAATATTATTCGTGCATTTAAAAAAAGTTTAAATGCTAAAAATAATACAAAAGATGAAACTAGTAGTGGACTTTTTATTGGATCACCAGATGTATTCCAATTAACATATAAAACTGGTAGCAGTAATCATGAATTTTTACATAAATTTAAACCTATGGCTTTACTTAATATGGCAGTAAATCATACAGGTGCAGGAACATATGCTACTTATGATAATACATCACCAGTTCATATTAAAGTTGATTTGACATTCCAAGAATTAAATCCAATATATTCTGAAGATTATGAAGATGGAGAGGGCACAGAGGGTACAGGATTCTAATGGGATATTTCAGAGAACTACCAGATTTATTATATCAATCACCACACTCTAATCGTATTTCTAGTGGAACATACGTTTCTGCAAAAAATATTTTTCGTCGTATGAAAATACGTGATGATTTAAAAAATGTGTTCAGTGTTTTTAATAAATATGAAATTGATGATGGTGAAAGACCAGATATAGTTGCCAAAAATCTTTATGGAAAATCCAATCTTGATTGGGTCGTGCTTATCACTGCAAATATAATTAACGTACGTGACGAATGGCCATTGTCAAGTAAAGAATTATATGATTTTACAGTATCAAAATATGGTTTAAAAAATATTAATGATGTTAGACATTATGAAACCACTGAGGTAAAAAATAATCGTGACATAGTTGTTTTACCAAAAGGAAAAATTGTTGATGAAGATTTTAAAATACCAAATCCAGATAATTTAAATGCAGAATTGAATCCTGTTAGAGGTATCACATATTATGAATATGAAGTAAATTTAAATGATGAAAAAAGAAATATTGATGTTCTTCGTGAAGAATATTTGCAACAATTTCTAATTGACATAAAAAATGAGATGACCTATAAAAGATCATCCCAATTTGTCAATAATAAATTAATAAAAACAGAAAATACTAGAGTAACAAATTAATTATTCCTCTGCAAGTTTTTGAAAATATGAGAGTGCATCATCATCATCATCTTCGTTTACTGATGATGGTGTGGTAGACACAACAGCAGTGACTAACTCTTCAGCAGCACCACGATCAGTATCTTCCTCTTCTATTGTACTGGTCGGTCTCTTACTACCAAGCACATACTCTAAACGTTTTTTCAAGTCATCATACGATTTGAACTGATCAGTATCGACAAACTCTTTAAGGGAGTTTTCCTTTTTCCAAACAGCTTCAAGTGCATCGTCATCATCAAGTAAAGGTGTAACAGCAGTGAACTCAGAACTATCATAGTTTCTGTATCCTGCTACATTCTTTGCCTTGAGTTTAAAGTTAGCACCCTGCCAGAAATCAAATGGATCAATTGCCTCCTCATCTTCGAACTCTGGTTGCATTGCTGCTGTGAGTTTATCAAAGATTTTCTTACCATACTTATATAAGAATACTTTTCCTTCGTTCTCAGGATTAGCAGGATCTTTTACAACATAAATGTTGCTGATGTAAGTAAGTTTACGTTTCTGCTTACGAGCAGCTTCCTTACCTGCATCTGTTCCATTGTTCCATAACTGAGAATTATACTCTGATACGGGATCTTTCTGACCAAGTGTAGTGAGAGAGTTTTCAATATACCAACCACCAGGACCTTGGAATGCATGACTGTACAGTTTTACAAACGGTAAGTCTTCTCCATCTGGTGCTGGCAAGAATCGAATAACGGCATACCCGTTACCTGATTTATCGACTTCCAGTTTCCACAAACGGTCATCACCTGATGCTCCGTTAGTGTTTAATTTTTCGACTTCTTTAACTAACTTTGCAGTTAAAGAACCTAGTTTTGATTGCTTTTTAAGATTAGCAAATGACATTTGGATACCTCGGATTAAATTAGATTTCGTTGGATGTTTAGATTATAATGGATTGTTTATGGTTTGTCAATGTTCTCTTTGAGTTGTGAAATTGTTTTTTTCATTCCATCAAAAAGAAGATTCATATCAGTCCCTGTGGGAAATCCCATTAAAGGAATTGATTTTTGTAAATGATTTTTCATTTTAATAGCTTCTGGATCATCAGAAAGTGACAGTCGAGCATACATAATTTTTTGTCTATCTAATAATTCAGTCAATAGATCAATGTGCTCCACCTTATCTTCATGTTTCATAGTAGAAAAATCCATAACATCTCTGTACAGAGTTTTCTGTAATTCATTTATTTCTTCGAGTTCATTTTGAATGATCTCTGAGTCAAAAAAGTTACTCATTAATAATCTCTCTAAGAATTTTTTTATAGTGGAATACATTAATATTTAGGAAGGGAATATATTTTTTTACTTTCAAACCAACGGTTTCCCACACTGGATCTTTAAGTTTACGATTAAATTTCTTCCCAAAAGAAAAGATTTTTTCGAAGATTACGAAAGTTTCTAAACTTATCTCCCCTCCTAGATACTTTTTCAGTATTGGAGGATGACCTTTCGAACAATTGAATACTTCTTCTAATTCTTTCTCCGATAATAATTTTTTTGATTGTTCTTTGAACAAGTAGGTTAAACTCTGTTGTCGTTTCATCCAGTCTGCGTACGTTCTTTCTCCAGAGTTTATTATCTCTCCAATCCATAAGTTTTGTGGTGTATTGGTGGTAACAAAATTTGCCAATAAAAAATCAGTAATTTCCTGATCTGAGTATTTTCTTGATGTTTTTTCAAACCAATACTTATCCTTCCTCTTATTAAAGGAGGTCATTGTAGCTCTCGACTTGCCACCATATTTAAAAAAGTCATATCTTTTATTAGTAAAATGACTTTTCATGGACAAATATGTTTGATAAGTTTCAAACGGTGTCACTTTCGTCTTCATCATCTTCTTCACATTCTAATTCTGTAATTGCATCGACTGGAACTTCTGCCTTTCCAATTCGATACCAGTGTTGATCAACTCCAACACTATCAGGTTTAACACCCAAGTATTCTAAGTCAGGAAAAGTATGCTCACGCAATATTGCCTGTAGTCGATAATGCATCAAATCTTTAGTTTTCATAATAAAAAGGATTTGGAATCTCTGGATTTATAAATTTAGTTTCAAGTGTCAAAACATCATCATTCAAACTAAAAGTATGTTGTGGTATCAGAATACGATACTCAATAAATGTCTCGACATTTGGGGGCATTGGTGGAAGGTAGAGTCCAATCATTACAAAGGTAGTTTTGCACGAGAGGTCTTCTTCATAAAGTTTAACTGAATCGCATCATATTTCAACCTTTCTTTAAGAGGTTTTGTAACAAGTTTAGATACTGATTGTATCTCAATATCATTCATCTCGCAATATTGACAGATTGCATCAATATAATTTATTTTTTCTTCTGCGACTATTTTCTCAATCTCCATTGAAAATTTAGTCGGAGTTAAAAACTTACTTTCAATAGCTTTTTCGAGTTCTTTATTTGGTTCCATAAAACTCCAGTTTGTCCTTAACAAATTTGTCGATGTATCTACTAAGAAGTCTGATATACTTGGTTTTGTTGGTTTCTTCATAAACAACGCATTCTCCATTTTCACATGCCATTATAATGACTAATTTTTTGACTGCTATATTTTTCATCTCATACAGCATACAACCATATCCCATGGCTTGAACAAAATAATGTTCTATCCACTCCCGTGGTTTTGGTTTCTTAGATGTTTTAAAATCTATTATTGCCAATTGACCGTCATGCTCTGCGATACAATCGACAGTGCCAGCTATTCCTAGTTGTTTACTATATAGGGCACCTTCAAGAGTGTGAATCTGATTAATTCTATTTAATTCTTTTTTTGAAATTTTAAATAAAAAATCAGATATTGGTGGAACCTTTGGCAATTTCTCATTCTTCAAATAATGTTCTGTGAGTGTGTGCATGTCTGTTCCACGAGTCGTAGCAGCTTTAGTAATACGATCTGCCTCCTCATTACCAACTCTTTTTCTCCAATCAAGAAATATTTGTTTATTAAAATGACTAGTGATAGATGTGATTGAAACAAGTTTCAGTAACTCATCTTCATCAGGTATTTTGTAGTACCTGACACCATCTATTGTTTCTCTCTCAATTGGATTAAGATCTAAGTTTACATGATTAAACATCAAAATTTATTTCCATTTTAGATAAAAGATATTCTTTAACAAGTCCAGATCGAACTATATCATCAATACCAAACTCTATTATATCAAAAGATGGCATTTTACGCAAGATGTTCATAAAATCAACGATACCATTCTTATCATTTGTTTTAACCAGATCTGTTTGACTTGCATCACCACAAAAACATATTTTTGTATTTTCACCAACACGGGTAATAATACTATCGAGTTCATGAAAGTTTAGATTCTGAAATTCATCAACAATAATAATTGAATTGTCTAAAGTGGTTCCACGAATGAAAGAGGTACTCCAAAACTTAATTGTTTCTTGTGCTTTGAGATTACCATATAGCATTTCAAAATCCGCATCAGATGGCATCTGAAACATATACTTTACCATATTCTTATACGGTATCTGATATATGTCTGCTTTATCTTCATGATCACCTGGCAAAAATCCAATCTCTCTTGTTGATACAAGAGATCTTACTAAATAAATTTTCTCATATGGTGTGCTTTCATTTAACACATCAGATAGTGCTTTATACAAAGTAATAAATGTCTTACCTGTACCTGCACAACCATATGCAACTATATTTTTTTGATTATCATATGAATTGAAAAGAGTTTTTTGGTTATCTGATAATGGTTCAATGTCTACAAGATATCCTTGATTCAAAGGTTTTTTTCTTTTCATCTGTTTTGCAGTCAACCCAACTCCAATAGGTTGTTCAGAGTTTGATCTTTTTCTTCTTGCCATTTTAAGTTTCTATTCCTTTTTTTGCTAATCTACCTCTGATTCCAGCAGATTTTTCACTATTTTTAAGAATTTGATTCCAACTTGGATGCTTCTTATTTAACTTATCTTGCCACTCTCCTACAGATTCAATTCCTAAACCAGGAAAACTATTAGGATCTGAGTAATCACGAGTCCAGTCTGGGTTATCCTCTTTCCATTTATCCCAATCCATCACACTCATTATAACTTCTTTTTGTTCACCAGTCTTATTGTTAATAACAGGATATGTAGCCATAATTATAAAGTAATGTAAAATTATTTAGACCCACTCAAGAGCCTCTGATACCGCAGGGAATTGTTCGGTAAAT